ACGCCGAACGTCGCTAAAACCCCAGTGAACACACTGGCGATAAAAGTTGGATCCAGTTTCTGCTCAGGAATTCCTAAAGCGGCAGGAAGTTTGATGTACGCCAAGGTAAGAATACCACCAGACCATACAAGAATGCCAAGACGAACCATTGTGCTGATTGCTTCCAATTGTCCTTCATTATCCTCAGCGGCATCTTTGATCTTACCAAAGAAACTTTTTTTCTTTTCTTTGGTTTCTTCTTCCTTCTTTACTTCTTCGGGCATGAGTCACCAGCAAAGGCAACTCTATTTATGGTTGAAGTAAATCTACAGTGATGTTTGTGTGATTAAGTTGATTAAATTTTTGACAGAGAACAGAACTAGATTCGTGTTCCCATTTGTGATAAGTCGTCTTTAGTTTTTGAGTGTAATCAGGACTGTCGCACATTTGCATTTCCTTTGCGACGATGGTCTTGATCAACACATCTCTTGTTAAGTTTGTCATACTTGAAAAAGATTATCCAACAAAGAGTTCACCATTATAACACAAGGAGCTTTCACAGAACTCTTCTTGGGTGTTTTTCCGTGTAGGATAATATTATTTATCAAGGTATCCATTTTCAACCAAATACTTACGGGTCAAAGGAGTTGGTTCATAAACCTTCCACATCTCCCCAGTAGCACAAGCTTGTAGTGCTTCCATTGTCATTTTCTCAGTACGACCTGCCCATCCTGCTTCTGCTTCCCAGGGAACTGCATGTTTAGGGTAAGTGCGTTCTGCCAACACACGCCAGATCATAGGAACTTCATCTTCAGGTTTGATAATAGCAATCAAACTATTCTCAATAGTGCCTGCCATACAATCCTGTGCAGCGTGCCATCCCTCATGACGCATTACCTGCATCAGGTAATTAGTGCTGTCCATATACTTCTTATTGAGGAAGAAGTTATTACCAACAGTATGATAAACACCACGATGACTATCAGGAAAATACTTACTATCTGCTAGAAACACCCCAACTCTGACTTGCTCCAAGGCAACGAGCATTGTGTTGAACTCATCAGCAACAATACTATAATCAGTATCGGGATACTCATCAGCAATAGTTGCGATACTTTCAATTTTATCGACTCCATCGGTACACTCTCGAAGTAGCATACACCCCATTGCATCCATAGTATTGAAACCCTTGGTGATCTTAGAGTCAGCAAGTGCAGGAGTTGTTAAAGAAACTGCTGCCAACATAGCAAGAATAGTCTTACGCATAATATGCCTCATAGTATTTGACAATTCCATTAGTATTTACATTACCTTGTGAAACCCAATCGTGCACACATTCGTAAATACTTTGGTTAGTATATCTAGGTGATCCATCAGAACAAATCTGAGACCCAAATCTTTTAAGTAGAATGTTTAGTCCTTGTGTACGGACATCCATTCTTTCATCACTGTAACGCCAATCTTGATTCATTTTTGAAACTGTCCCATACCATTACCAGAATTCCAACCACCAGGTCCTTGATGAAAGTTCTCAGAACCACCTTGAGTTTCTAATACTGTATTCCAACTCTTGGTTGCAATCTCATACATCTTTTGATGAATGTCTTCAGGTTCTACACTTGCTTCTTGACGTTGTTGTTCTTCCCGAATCTTCATTTCAGTTTCGATTTCCATATAATCTTTTTGCTTTTCACTATACACAGGAGAACCAAACCAAGGATCATCTTTTAGATATGCAGGTGCCGGAACACCAGTATAAGGTGCATAATAGTTCAAAGCATCTTGAGTAAATGCTTCACTTTCACAATCTACTGTTTGATCATCAATCGCACACTCAATGTCGTCCTCAAAATTCCTATACTCAATAGGAGGGACAAAAATATTTTTGATTGCCTTGATTGCTTTTTTAATCATGCCAGAACTAGTTTCTTACTATAGTTATATGAGTAATATTCCCTATTACCCTTGATACCCCATCCTAACCAATAATAGGCAGGAACCATGTATTGACTGATACTACTTCCACGACCTTCGAATGATGGTAGAACTTTCTGAAACTGATTTTCGTTAATCATATAACGAACCTGACCCTCAAGACTGCTTGGATCACAATCATACTTTTTACAGAAAGAACCTAATCCTAGATATCGTGCTTTAGTGGTCCATTGAATCAAACCATATCCACCACGAAGACAATTCTCATAAGATACCCTTGCTCCACCCTCACAGATGTTGGACTTGAACATGGATTCTTGTTTGATATTTCCCATGATAGTTGCTAATGCATTTCTATCAGAAATTTTTGTTCGTGTTTGGAGTTGCTCCAAAACATACTGTTCTTCAGGAGAACAATCTAAACACTTCCAAGTCTTTTCAAATTTGACTACAGGAATTTCGACAGGAGGAGGTGCAGTAGCAACCTTTTCTTTAGGTGCATCAATAACAAATGCAGCTGCAAAAAATCCAAGTCCAAAAAATGCTTTAATCATCTTCTCCAAGATATTCAAGTGAATAAACTTCATGATCCTCAACGTTAGGGTCTAACCATTCGGCAAACTCCATTCGAAGGGCATGAGCATTTTCAACAGATTCTAAAACGTCATCGGATTTCATATCACAGAGGGTGTGCAGTCTATCAACTGCCCAGTCATGTGTCACTGTCAGTGTTTCTTCCAAAGTTACCATAGTCCTTTCGCATGTAGCGTCCGAGAATATTGCTATTATAGAACGCAGGGTCTCCATTGTCAAGTGCCTCAGATAAGACATTATTTAAGAACAGTTGTTTTGTTTCCTCAAAGTTACAAGTTCCTTTTGTCTTATGTAAAGAAAGGATTTCTCTCTTAAAGAATACTTTATTGTTAGTCTTTTTGATATCTTCTTTTAATTCTGGACAAGATCCATAATAGTTCTTTAAAGTTTAGATAGTTCTGAGAAATAATCTTTAGAAGAAATGTGAGGAGTATATCCAGGATAAAACTGTTTAACAATAGAACCAATACCCATAGCAGTAATGGCACTATCACAAAGAACCCAGACTTCTTTCTTGTCTTCTAAAACAATATGCTGAAATGGAAACTTAGTCTTCTTCATAAGTAAATGTCTTGTTCTTAACTTTGGTGTCAAATTCACCAGTGCGTCCTGGTCTCATCTTCCCTACTTTAACATTCTTACCCTTACCAGGCCAAGATGTTTTAGAAGTTCCTTTGAGTGTAGCAGATCCACCTTTCTTGCGTTGGATTAAAACTGAGTCCTGATCATCTTTGCTTGAACCTGATTTTACATTCTTTTTGTGCTTAAGTCCAGCCTCTGTGCCCAGTTTCTCAACTGTCTTCTTAAACTTCCTCTTGCCCATCTTACCAGAAGAAACTACATGAGATTTCTCTCCCACCTTTTTCTCCTGAGATGTACCAGGATTCTCCGTGTATCTTCCAGAAACTTTTGTTGGACCAGGAAGACCAGCACCACGAATCCTTCTTTCAGTTCTCTTGCTTCTCTCCTTATTTTCTTTGGATGATTTGTCTCCTCTCTGTCCAGACAAGATAGCCATTCCACCTTTCTGCGACTTAGAACGAATTCTATTCAGTGATGTTTCCTGAATATCATAACATTCAGTCATAAATTCTTGGAATGTTTTCATCTTCTTTCCAAAAGTCTATCAAACTATTTATAATAAAGTTATTGATATGAGTCAAAAATACTTTCACTATAAATATTTTTATGGTAGAAAGTATTTTTATGTCTTGGAAATATAACGAAGAAGACTTTACTGAAGCACCTAAAGGTATAGAGGGATTTGTTTATTTAATAACAAATTTGACAAATGATAGAAAATATGTTGGCAAAAAATCTTTTTGGACAAGGAGAAAGGATAAAAAAACTGGTAGAAGAAAAACAAAAGAGAGTGATTGGAAAAAATATTTTGGATCTTGTGATGAATTAAATGAAGATGTAAAACTTCTTGGTGAAGATAACTTTTTAAGAGAAATACTCTACCTATGTCCTCATAAAAAATCAATGTCTTATTATGAAACTATGGAACAATTTAAAAGAGATGTTCTAATGACTGATGATTATTATAACACGAATATTGAAGGAAGATTTTTTGTGAGTGAGAGAGCAGGAATTTATGAAGTCGTTATGAGAAACGATAAGTTCTGTGATATGAGAAGTGAGAAAATGAAAGATAAATCATACAATCCAGTATATAAACCAGAAGTCCGTGAAAAGTTTAGTAAAATGTATAAAGGTGAAGGAAATCCTATGTATGGAAAAAAACTTACTGAAGAGCATAAAAAAGCACTCACAACATCAAAAAATGTAAGAGTGAGTGATGGGGAAAATATTTGGGAAAGTGTTGTATCTTACTTAAAAGAAAAGAAAATAGGATACCAAAAATATAAGAAACAATTAAAGGAAGGACTAATCTTTATTGTTAATTAGTTCTATTATAGTTTTTGGATTATTATGACTTATTGGTAATGAGATAAACAAAGCCAAAGTAGTCCCGAACATCACTGCTATCAAAAGGTTGTTCCAGGTATAACCAAGGATTCTCATAGCTCATCTTATAGATTTCAATGAGCTATTATTTATCTTTAACGGGAACAAACCTATTCTAATAAAAAAAGAGGGTTGTTGTCAACCCCTCTCAAAGAATTATGTCAGTTTTGTATCAACCTCTACCGGTAAGTTGATCTTTAGTTTGCTTCTTTCTTAAGTTCTCAGAGGACTTATCAATAACAGCACTCATTTTACCCATCTTCATTCTATTGGTTCCGGATGCTTCACCAGAATCACGAGCATCTTGCATAGCAGCCTTGCCGAGTTTCTTATATCTGTCATACATTCTCTGATGCTTATCAAAACTAATCTCTTTATAACCCTCACTCATTTCTGCTTCCATGATTGCTTCAATCTCACTATCAGAGAACAATCCTGTTGCTTCCAGTTCTTCTTTCTTGAGGTTTGCTTTACGATACTCCAGATCTGCACGAGTGCCACGATCCATCTTACCCTGTGACTTGGGCTTGGTCTTACCACCTACATCAGGTTGCATACCAGGGTTTGCTGCCTTGACTCTGCGACCGTGGGTGTATTCAGCACCTGATTGCTTTGAGTCACCAGACACCATCTTACCACCCTGAGAACGGGAATCAGCATATTCTTTATCTGACTGACCATGCTTGCCTTTGTAGACTTCCTCAACATCTTGAGGTTCATAAATGCTATTATAAAGTTCTTGAATTGTTTTAACATCTGTGTGGTTCATGGATTCCTTCCTTGCTCTGTCTGTAACATAATCAGCACCTGCCTTAACTGCTCCAGCACCAGTAGAAACTACCTTTGCAGCACCTCTAACAATCTTCTTGAGTCCTCTCTTCAGAAGACCGTCCTTTCTCTTCTTAGGTGCGTCAG